ACTGACCCTAATGAAACATTGGGCGCACAAATCATTAAATCAAACAACGCTGCTGGTCGCTTAAAGACTATGCAACACTCAGTTGTAGACTTTGCTACTGAAATACTGCGTATTAAAGCCCAGATTATCTGTAATCACTTTACTGATGAAACATTAGTACAGATTAGTGGTGCTATGCAGTTGTCACCGCAAGACCAACAAATGATTCCACAAGCTATTGAACTGCTACGCAATGATGCAAGCAAGAATTTCCGCATAGAAGTTACTTCCGACTCAATGATTTACCAAGATGAACAGCAAGAAAAGGCAGATAGAACCGCTTTCCTAGCTGCTATTGGTCAATTTACACAAATGGCGTTACCAGCAGCAGCACAAGCACCTGAATTAGTGCCAATGTTGATGGAAATGCTGAAGTTTGGCGTAACAGCGTTTAAGGCTGGTAAGCAATTAGAAGGAATTATTGACGAAACTGCTGATAAATTCCGTGACCAGGCTAAACAAGCTGAAGGTCAGCCTAAACCACCGTCTGTTGAAGTACAGAAGATGCAAATGCAACAACAAGCTGATATGCAGAAGCTACAAATGCAGTCACAGCTTGAACAGCAGAAGATGGCTGCCCAAATGGAATTGGAAAAGGCTAAACAAGAGTACCAGGCGCAAGAAAACCAACTTAAATTCCAGTTGGAAGAACAGCGTAATCAGATGCAGATGGACATGGAGATGAAAGTTGCCCAAATGAAGTCAATGACTGAGAGAAATACTCAAGTCTTGTTGGCCCATATAAACAATGGTGCAAAGATTGAAGTAGCCCGCATTGGCGCTGATGAATCAGATGGCGCACAAGCCTATATGACTGAGGAAACCCTAGCACACGCTATGGAACACCCAATGCAGCCTATTGCTAACGCTATTGGTCAAGGTAATGAACAAATGGCACAGGCTATTACTGCTTTAGTTGATACAATCAATGCACAGCAAAGTAGACCTAAGACAGTAGTTAGAGGTCAAGACGGCAAAATTATTGGGGTTCAATGATGGCTATAACGGTCAAGCATAGTAAGGTTTCAACGATACCTGACGGTGATGACACATCGTTAGTACGCCCAACTGATTGGAACGCAGACCATACTTTAGTTGGTACTGTACCAGTTGAAAACGGTGGTACAGGCGCAGCTACATTAACTGGTTATGTCAAAGGTAATGGCACAAGCACAATGACTGCTTCTGCCACTATACCTAGTACTGATGTAACTGGACTTGGCACAATGTCCACCCAAAACAGTAATAACATAAATGTTACTGGTGGGGCAATGTCTGGCGTTACGATTAGTGACTACATTCCTACCACGCAAAAGGCTGCTGCATTAGGCGTAGCTACATTAGATTCATCTACCAAAGTACCTATTAGTCAAATACCTGACGCTGTTATTGGTGCGCTGAACTATCAAGGAACATGGGATGCAAGTACTAATACTCCTACTCTTACTTCCTCTGTTGGTACTAAGGGTTATTACTATGTGGTTAGTGTCGCTGGCAGTACTAACCTTAATGGGACTACTGATTGGTTGGTTGGCGATTGGGCAGTTTATAACGGCACGATTTGGCAAAAGGTAGACAATACTGACTCTGTTACCTCAGTAAATACCCTTACAGGCGCAGTAGTGTTAACCACTACAAACATTGCCGAAGGCACAAACCTTTACTACACAGACGCTAGGGCTAGGGCATCAGTTAGCGCTGGTACAGGCATTAGCTATAACAGCACAACAGGTGTTATTACTAATGCTTCCCCATCTTTAGGTGGTGATGTAGTTGGCCCAGCAAGCGCCACAGACAACGCAATAGCACGATTTGACACCACTACAGGCAAATTACTGCAAAACAGCATAGTTACAGTAAGTGATACAGGTGCAATTACAGGACTTATTGAAGAAAACTTTACACCAGTTACACCGCCTACTTATTTAGAAGGCAAAGTTTTTTACGATACAGATGCCAAAACATTAGCTTATTACAACGATAACAGTCAAATGACTGTAAATATCGGCCAAGAAAACATTGTTAGAGTACGCAATCAAACAGGCGCAACCATACCTGATGGAACAGTAGTTTATATTAGTGGCGCAACAGGCAACACTCCAACCATTGCTAAAGCAATAGCTACTAGCTTTGCTACTGCTGACATTATTGGTGTAACTACCACATCTATTGCAAACAATGGTTTTGGTTATGTAACTATTAATGGATTGGTTAATGGTTTAGATACTTCTGCATTTGCCGAAGGTGCATCCGTATTTTTATCAGCTACAACTGCTGGCGCATATACAGCTACCGAACCTACAAGGCCTAATTATTCAATTCAAGTAGGCGTAATTCTTAGGTCTAACCCTAGTGTTGGTACTTTGCTTGTTTCAGTACAATTTATTTCTACAGAAACTCAGCACATTATTGGCACAATTCCAGTAGACCAAGGTGGAACAGGTCAAACTAGCTATACCAATGGGCAACTACTGATTGGCAACACTACAGGGAATACCCTTACAAAAGCCACATTAACGGCTGGTACGGGTGTTTCTGTAACTAATGGCACAGGGTCAATTACATTAACAAACACAGCCCCAGACCAAACTGTAGCTATTGCTAGTGGTACAGGCATTAGTGTTACTGGTACTTACCCTAACTTTACAGTTACCAATACTAGCCCTTCAAGCGGTGGTACGGTAACTAGCGTTACAGCAACTAGCCCAGTAGCATCTACAGGCGGCACAACCCCTGTAATTTCTATGCCAGCAGCAACATCTTCAGTAAGCGGTTATTTAACTAATACAGATTGGAACACTTTTAACGGTAAAGCCCCTTCTGTAACTTATACTACTAACTATGTGCCATTTGGTCAGGGAACAACAACCCCTAATCTATCGGCTAGTTTTACCTATGTAACTGGTACAGGTACTTTAACTGCCCCAGTAGTTTCAGCAAGCAATGGTCTTGTACTAAACAGCGCAACTGTTAGTGCAAGTTTTTCAATTCCAAGCGGAAGCAACGCAATGTCTGTAGGCCCAGTTACTGTGGCGAGTGGACAGACAGTTTCTGTTGCTTCTGGTAATAGATGGGTAGTTTTATAGTGTTTTATACATACGCACATTACACTCCAAAAGGCGATATTTTCTATATTGGAAAAGGAAAAGATGACCGTGCTTTTACTAGGCATGATAGAAGCTACAAATGGCGTGAAGTTGTAAAAAAAGCTAGAGGAATTTCTATTGAAATATTGGCTGATTGGAATACAGAAGAAGAAGCATATTCTCATGAAGAATTGCTAATTGATTGTTTTACTTCTATGGGCGCTAATTTAGTAAATGAAACCATTGGCGGAAAAGCTGTAAAAGGATATATGCAATCGCCTGAACAAAGGGCAAAAGTAACAGAAAAGCTAACTGGATATGTACACAAGAAAATAACTTGTCCTCATTGCAATACAATAGGCGGTCAAACATCAATGAAAAGATGGCATTTTGATAAATGCACAGGTGGAAAAAAAATTAAAGCAAAAACTTATATAAATGGAAAAAAAGTTTATTTAGGTAGTTTTTTGACGCAGGAAGAAGTCAATAACGCTATAAAAATTGCAAAAGCAAAGGTGGTTCTCTAATGAGTTCAATAGTCTTATCTGGTGACACAAGCGGTACAGTTACCGTTGCTGTACCTGCTGTAGCTGGTACTAATACTGTTACTATTGCAGCGCAAACTGGTACGCTTAACGCTGCTGGGCCAGCTTTTAGTGCTTATTCTGCAACAACTCAAACAGGAGTTACTCAAGGAACTAGCACTAAAGTTGCGTTAAATACAAAAGTTTTTGATACTGCAACTTGTTTTAATACAACCAATTATCGTTTTACTCCTACTGTAGCTGGTTATTATCAATTCAACGGAAATGTTAATGCTGCAGGAACTAGTTTAAGCTACGCAATCGCAATTCTAAGTGTAAATGGAACTAGTACAGCATACGGCAATTTTACTGGAACAGGTGCAAGCGAACAAACTTCTAGTGTAAGTGCTGTAATTTATTTAAATGGTACAACAGATTATCTTGAGTTATTTTTCTTTGGATTAACGGCTGCAGGAACTATAGAAATTAGGACAAGTGCCCTTTCGACACGATTAAGTGGTTGTTTAATAAGAGGTGCTTAATATGAATTTATACGAAAAAATATTACAAATTTATTCTTTGTTAAATCCATCAGATTTTTTAACTGTTATTACACTTCAAAACAACTCTGACGGTAACGGTGATTACATTGCTAAATGGGAACATCCTGAGTATCCACGCCCAACAGATGAACAACTAGCGAGTATTCAATAATGCCATACGGTCAAATCAACGCAGATGTAATAAGCACTAGCGTAGCAAATACCTCGCTAGGCGCTGGTAACGCTACACGCTTTAAGAACCGTATTATTAACGGTGATATGCGTATTGACCAGCGTAATGCTGGGACTAGCTATTCTTTAACCCCAACAGACGCCCTTTACACATTAGATAGATGGCAAGCTGTGTTTTCTCAAGTAACCAAATATACGGTACAACAAAATGCTGGGTCTGTAACTCCACCCGTAGGATTTACAAACTACTTAGGATGTACTTCCACATCAGCTTATTCTGTTGCTGCTGGTGATTATTTTTTTATAAATCAGTTAATTGAAGGTTTAAATCTTGCAGATTTGGGATGGGGTACTGCTAATGCTAAAACCGTAACTCTTTCTTTTTGGGTGCGTAGTTCTTTAACAGGTACTTTTGGTGGCGCTTTGACAAATTCAGCGCAAAACCGTTCTTACCCATTTACATACACAATTTCTTCTGCTAATACTTGGGAATATGAAACTATTACCATTGCTGGCGATACATCAGGAACTTGGTTAACAACAAACGGCACAGGAGTGCGAGTAAGACTTGGTTTGGGCGTTGGGTCTACATACAACGGAACAGCAGGGTCATGGGCTGCTGGTAATCTTATGTCAGCTACAGGCGCAACAAGCGTAGTAGGCACATCTGGTGCTACATTCTACATAACAGGCGTACAACTAGAAGTAGGTACTTCTGCTACTGGATTTGAGTATGTTGACCAAACAACTCAGTTAGCTATGTGTCAGAGATATTATCAAAAACTAGGAAACTCATCATACGCAACTGTTGGAACGGGTATTCTTTCAGCCGATAGATTAAACACGGTTGCATTTATGAGAATAAACGGAGAAATGCGAACCGCACCTTCTGTGACTATTAGCAGTCTTATCGTAACAGATAGGCTAGGGTACGATACAAATATCAGCACTATTAATGGGTTGGCTGCCTCTACAAATACATTGTATTTATCTTTTACACACAGCGCTACAGGAACAGCTTATTATCCTAATTTTGTCGCTGTTGCTAATGGAACTTCTGGATTTTTAGCGCTTTCATCGGAGTTATAAATGTATAAACTATCACCTGTTATGTACGGACAAACACAGTCTACATCTGTTTTAAATTTAGACAACGGAACTTGTATTCCTTTTGACCCTGAAAATACAGATTACGAAAATTTTAAATCACAAATTAACGATGAAACTGCAACGCTAGAAACTGCTGATGGTGTATTAATGACACCAGAAGAAGCTAAAGCGTATGTCGCCACATTACCATAAGGACTAATATGACTTACTTTGCACAATGCGAACAAACTAGCGAACCATCTTTAAAAGTAGTGCTTGATGTGATTCGTGCAGACCAAGAGTTTGTAGACACTCAACCTGGCTATTGGGTACAAACAGACTACAACACATACGGTAATGTGCATTACGCACCATCACCTCCTGCCGAACCTCATACACCTGACGGTGGTACACCATTGCGTGCTAACTACGCTGGTATTGGCTATACATTAGATGAGTCAGTAGTTATTGACGGTGTAGTAGGCGTGTTTTATGCACCTAAACCTACAGAACCAGGTGATTGGGTATTAAACACTACTACCTACCTTTGGGAAGATTTAACTCCACCTCCAGAGGCTTAATATGACATTTATTGTTGATGGCACAAGTGGCTTGACATTTCCTAATAGCACGGTACAGGCTAGTGCTGGCAAGGTATTGCAAGTAGCAACTGGAACAATTGCAACTCAAATTAGTACAACATCTACTTCTTTCATTACAACTGGTTTAACAGTTTCAATTACACCAAAGTTTTCAACAAGTAAAATATTAATTATTGCAAATGGCACTTTTGAGTCAACAGTAGCAAACAATGTTTTTGCAACAATATATAGAAATTCTACAAATATAGGTAGTTCTACTGCTGGTATGACACAAACAAACCAACAAGGTGTTTGGATACCCTTTGGAATAAATTATTTAGATAGTCCTGCTACAACATCTTCTACATCTTATACTGTTTATTATCGCCAAGGCGTAGGAAATACAGCATATTTTGGTGGTGATAGTTGTTTGTCATCAATTACTGTTATGGAAATTGCTGTATGAACCAATATTTTACTCAAGCAATTTATTTACTATATCCACAAACTGTTAGTACCATTGGTGATGTAGCTTATGACGCAGAAGGCAATGTTGTTGAATATGACTTTGTTGTAGTGCAAGAAGAAGCTGACAAATTATCATGTGCTGACCAAGCTAAAGCTATTCTTACAGCTACTGATTGGACATCTATTGCCGATGTAGGAAATGCTGAAATGTCTAACCCATACCTTGTAAACCAAGCTGAGTTTATTGCTTATAGAAGCACAATCCGTAACTATGCTGTAAACCCTGTAGTTGACCCTGTATGGCCTACACCTCCTACGGAACAATGGTCTAACTAATGTTTCAGACCGCTTTTCAACCAACCGCATTTCAAAACAATGCGTTTCAGATAAACATTACACCACCTACGCCTACTGGCCCTAGCGGTGGTGATGGTTGGACTAAAGAGGAATGGAAGCATTACCAAGAGTTAGACAAGAAGAAGCGTAAGGCTGAAGAAAAGCGCCTAGCTGCGCTAAAAGCTGACAAAGAAAGTCGCAAGCAAAGTATTGCTGATTTGGTTGACCCACCAAAAGTAAGCAAACGCAAACAAAAAGAATTACAATCTAATCAAGCAGTTAGCGTTGATACACCGTCAAACCTAGCCAATATTGACCGATACATCGCTAATCTTATTAAGCAGCAACAAGATTTGCAAACCGCAGTAGCAATGAGAGAAGCAAAACTCCGTTTAGAACAGGAAATTGCAATACTCGAAGCAATACGGTTGGCAGAATTAGACGATGAGGAAGCGTTATTAGCCCTAATATTATAAATCCCCACCAGCAATACAAACTGGCATACGAACATTTACACGCAGGGCGATTAGACGCTGGTTTTAGGTTATTTGAATACCGTTGGCATCCTGATGTCATGGCTAATCAAGCGCAGCCCTATACTCAACCGTTAAAAATGCCTGTATGGAGAGGTGAAAGCCTACTAGGGAAAACCATTACTGTGATGGCTGAACAAGGCTTTGGTGACATTATTCAATATGCTAGGTTTTTGCCTTTTTTAAAGGTTATGGGCGCTAAGTCTGTTGTTTTATTGCAACATGGTTCATTACATACTTTGTTTGGGCAAATAGAGTGCGTTGACACCTTTACTAATATGCCAGAAGAAGGCATTGCTACTGAGTCTGATTACTGGATTGGCATTATTTCTCTGCCTTACTATATCTCTTTAGCGCCCTCTTATGCAAAAGCCCTATTCCCACTATCAACTGACAAAATAATCGGTTCTGAGGGCTATTTAGATGCCTTGCCAAGCAATATTCCTAAGAAGATAGGTGTTAACTGGGCTACCTCTAAGGGTTTATTGCATTATGTCCGCACAATCCACCCAGAAAAGATGCTAGAAGTCATTGGCCCTGACGCTTATTCATTTAATCCTGAAGAAGATAGGTTTTGGACACCCTTACCTAATGATGGATGGAAGCAAGATTGGAATAAGACTGCAAGCCACCTTAAAGCAATGAAAGGTTTGGTAACAGTAGACACAGGCATAGCCCACCTTGCTGGCGCATTAGGTGTAAAAACGGTTTGCATCATGCCTAGAAAAGACTTTAAGTGCTGGCGATGGAAGCATGGCACTTGGTACGACTCTGTAGTCACAGTTGAAGAAGATGAATTAGACAAAATACCTGAACTAATAAGGAGAATGTAATGATTTGCCCAAAATGCGGTTACGCAGAAGGTAACCATACACAAGCCAAAAAGTCTGACAAAGACCATTACCTTGAATTCTGGGGGTTTACCCTAGGTAGCCCCGAAGCAGAAAAGGCTTGGACAGAAAAGCAAAATATGACTGCTAGGGAAGCACCTACCATTATTTCTGACATTGAAGGCTATGTTAGTCAGGTAGATGGCACATGGATTAAGTCTAAATCTATGCACCGTGACCACCTAAAACAGCACAAAATGATTGAATTGGGCAATGATGTCCCTTTGCAACATAAACCTCCTGAATTAAGCAGGAAGTCACAAGAGGCACGCAAGCGCCAAATAGCAGAATTAACCTACGCAAAACTTAACTACCGATAACTTGGAGAATATATGTCTGAAGAACAACTAAACCGCAGAGATGCTCTATTACAAGCAATGGATGCTGCGGAGGAAGGCACACTTGAAGCACCAGCCGATAAAGAACTTGATGTTGTGCAAGACGATATTGCCGAGGAGTCCGTTGAAGCTAAAACTAGCGATGCAGATAACGAAGAACCTGCCGAAGTTTCTGAAGAACTTGAATTTGAGGCAGCGCATGAAGATGCGGAGGAAGTCAAGCCTGTAACTCGCCCAAGCACTTGGAAGAAAGAATATGTCCAAATTTGGGACAAAATGGAAGCTGGGCAACAAATTAGCAAGGAAGATTTTACTAAGTTTGCCGAATATGCCAACCAGCGTGAGTCAGAATATAAGAAAGGCGTAAGCACTTATAAGGCTGAAGCTGATAGGGCAAGAGGCTATGAAGAAGCTATTGCACCGTTTATTCCAGAACTACAATCCCAAAATATTAGTCCTGCTGCATGGATTAATAACTTAGGTC